AGGCCATGCTCTCCCTTGCGGCCAACATCGACAGCCAGAACCGGTCGGGCCGTGAAATCAGCCGCAACATGGCGCAGTACATCGACGCCCTGTGGAAGATTCGCGACATGTATCCCGCCGAGGTCGTCGCGGACGACGACGTGGAGGCCGCATGGTCGGGAGGTGCCGGCGATGCTGATTAGGGGCGGCACCCGGCGCGACGAGACGCGCAGGACGTTGGGGCCGCGATTGGCGGGCATCGCGGCCATGATGGGCACGCCGCTGATCCCGTGGCAACGCTACGTGGCCGACGTGGCCTGCGAGATCGACGAAGACACCGGCACCTTCCATTACGACACCATAGTGATCAGCACGCCGCGCCAGTGCGGCAAGAGCGCGCTGGTGGACTCGTCGGACACGTTCAACGCATCGCTTGGCCGCCGCCGGCGCATTGCCTACGCGGCGCAGACCGGCAAGGACGCCGAGGACCATTTCAAGGAGTACGCCGAACTGATGCAGGGCACGCGCCTGATGCAGAAGGTCCGTAAGTTCCGGTTCTCCAACGGCGGCATGAGCGTGAGCTTCACGAACGGCAGCACGATAAGCCCCATGGCCATGACCAAGATAGCCGGCCATGGCAAGCAGATGGACAAGGTCACCATCGACGAGGCGTTCTCGCTGACGAAGGAGGCCGGGGACACCATCATGGACGCGATAATACCGACCATGAACACTCGTCTGATGCGCACAGGGGTGGCCGCGCAACGGTGGATAACCTCGACCGAGGGCAACGCCGACAGCACCTATTTCAACCCGCTGCTGGACGGTTTGCGCGCCGGGGACGTGCCCGAACGCACCTGCTGGTTCGATTTCGGGATACCCGAGGACGCCGACCCCGAGGACCTGGACGTGGTCATGCGCTACCATCCCGCCGCCGGCTACCTGTGGTACAAGCCCCAGTTGCGCGACTTCCGCGAGGGGTTCGGCGACAACGTGGCCGGTTGGGCGCGCGCGTTCGGCAACAGGCGCGACACCGGCGTTTCCGACAGGGTGATAGCGGCCGACCTATGGGAGACCACCGCCGTCGCGCCGATCAAGCCCGCCGAGCTCGACGGCCGGCCCATCGTGTTCGCGGCCGCCGTGGACGTGGACGCCACCAACACCAGCGTGAGCGTCGGCATCGTCAACCAGGACGGCACCGTCACCACCCAACTGCTCAAGGTGCTGGCCGGCACCGGCAACGCCCCCGACGAGATAACCCGTTTGTGCACCGACTACGCGGCACCGCTCGTGATGGACACGCGCGGCCCCAACGCCGACCTGCGCGACCGGCTCGCATCGCTCACCGACAGCTACGGCGACCCGCTCGTGAGGTTCGTGGAACTCTCCGCCGCCGACTACCTCGCGGTCGGCCAGGCCTACGTTTCCGGCTTGCAGAACCACACCGTGACCCACGCGCTCGACACGGAACTGGACATGAGCGTGGCCAAAAGCGCGCGCACGTGGAGCGGCGACGCGTGGCGCATCACCCGCCGTGGCTCCACCGGTCTCACGTCGCCGCTTGAAAGCTGCATGTTGGCCGCATGGGGAGCGACCCACCAGCCCGAGGAGACCACGCCGTTCATAGTCTGATGGCGCTGCTTGGCTTCGCTTGGCTTCGCTTGGCTTCACGGTGCTGGACGGCCCGCCGCCTTCGGCCCCATTCTTGTGGGCATGAACGAACGACTTGGATTCTGGCGCAGGCTCAAGCTCGCGGGCGGCATCGTCACCCGTGGCGCGGCCGCGCTCGACGACGTGCCCGACGGCATCCTGCCCCCGGCCCGCCGCGCGGAATGCGACCCGCTCACCCTGTCCACCGTGTTCCGTGGCGTGCAGGTGTTGCAGACAGCCATCACCGGCCTGCCGATCAACGAGACCCGCAACGGCATCAAGCTCGATACCGTCAGCGCGCTCGTCCAGCGCCCCGACATCAACCGTTCACGCCGTGACTTCCTCGCCGACATAGTGGCCTCGATGGTCCTCGACGGCAACGCCTTCATCCGCCTGGTGAGATACGGCGGCGAGATCGTGACCTGCGAGGTGCTGCCCCCGCAGCTCGTGACCGTCAGCGACGACGGCCACGACCCCGCGAGCCCGCGCCTGCGCTACGGCTATCTCGGCCGCGACTACACGCCCGACGACATCGTGCACTGCAAGTTCCTCAACGTGCCCGGACGGCTCAGGGGCTTGGGACCCATCGGCGCGGCCCGCGAAGAGGTCGAGTCCGCGCAGATGGCCCGCGACTACAAGGCCAAGTTCTACACCGATTCCAGCAACATCAAGGGCTATGTGACCACCGAGCAGAAGGTCAGCCTTCCCACGTTGAAGGCGTTGAAGGACGACTGGGGCAAGGACGGCCAGGCCGGCCAGGTGCGTTTCGTCTCCGATGGCCTGAAATACGTGCCCTTGGACCTCAAGCCCGCCGATTTGCAGTTTCTGGAGACCCAGAAGTTCGACACGACCCAGATCGCGCGGTTGTTGGGCATTCCCGCGTCCATCATGCTCGCGGCCGTCGATGGCAGCAACCTGACCTATCAGAACATCGAACAAAGCTGGATCGAGTTCGCGGACTACACGCTGGCCGCCTACGCGGGCGAGATCGAGGAACTGTTCAACCGTCTTCTGCCGCGCGGCCGCGAGGCGCGGTTCGACTGGGATTCGAGCGGCCGCACGAACACCAGCGAACGGTACGCGGCCTACGCCAGCGCTTTGGAACACCAGTGGATGACCGTGGACGAGGTGCGCGCCGACCGGGGACTGCCCCCGTTGGCATCCACGCCGGAACCAGTGAAGGAGAACCAGCAATGAACGACAGACTGATGGAACGGCGCACGCTCGACGTGCGCGGCATCCAGGTAAGGGACGCGGAAGACGGGGACGGCAGCATCCTGACCGGCATCGCCGTGCCGTTCAACACCAGGTACGCCCTATGGGGCGACTACGCCGAGGTGTTCGACCCGGACACCGACTTCGGCTCGCGCGACAGCGTGAAAATCAGCCGGCAGCACGGCGAGCTCATCGGCCGCGTCACCAGCATGGACGCCGAGGAGGACGGCCTGCACATCACCGCGAAGCTCGCCGGCACCCAGGCCGCGCGCGAGGCCATCCAACTCGTGCGCGAAGGCGTCTACGACGGGTTCAGCGTCGGCTTCATCCCCGTGGACAACCGCAACGTGGCCGCCGACGACGGCGTCACCGAGGTGCATCGACGCAAGGTCGATCTGTTCGAGGTGGCCGTCACCGGCATCCCCGCGTATCCGAACGCGGTCATCACCGGCCAGCGCGAACAAGCCCACGAAAACATGTCCGAAACCGGAAACAACCAAACCGACAACCAGAAGGAGAACCACATGGACGAGGAACTGCGCGCCATGCTCGACGGCATCCAGGAGGAACAGCGTGGCATGAAGGCCGCGCTGGCCAAGGGCGCGGCACCCGAACGCAAGACGATGGGCGGCGAATACCGCAACGCGGGCGAATACCTGCGCGCCCTCGTGGACGGCGACGAAGCGGCCGTGAACCTGTACCGCGAAGGCCGCGACCTGATCGTGACCGGCAACACCGGCAACACCAGCACCTGGATCGCGGACGACCTGCGACTGATCGAACAGCGCCGCAAGGTCATGGGCATCCTCACCCACGACAGCCTGCCCTCCACCGGCATGAGCATGGAATACAACGTCGTGGAGACCGACACCACCAGCGTCACGGCGCAGGCCAAGGAAGGCGACACGCTCGCGTTCGGCAAGGTGTCGTTCGGCACGAAGGTGACCACCGTGGGCACCTACGGCGGCTACACCACCCTGTCGCGCCAGACCATCGAACGCTCGACCACGCCCATGCTCAACACCGCGCTGAAGGCCCTGCGCAACGCCTACGCGAAAGCCACCGAGAACAAGGTCCGCCAGTTCCTCTACGACACCATCGCCACCCAGCGCGACGCGGCCACCGACCCCAACAAACTCGACGCGCCCGCCGCATTGAACGCCATGACCATCGACCAGTGGGCCGGCCTCATCATCGACGCCGCCGAACTCGCCGACGACCGCAACGTCAACCTGACCCGCCTCGGCGTCAGCAAGGACGTGATGAAGGCGCTCGTGGCCCTCAAGGACTCCGGCAGCCGCTTCTTCGACCTGAGCGGCGACGGCAGCGACACGCTGGGCGACTTCGACCTGACCGGCATCGCCGGCCGCTTCCTGCGCCTGCCCGTGCAGATGCTGCCCGCCGCGCCGGCCGGCACCGCCTGCTTCATCGACCCCGAGGCCGTGACCGTCTGGGAATCCGGCGGCCCCACCCAGCTGTCCGCCACCGACCCGACCAAGCTCACCGACAGCTACAGCGTGTACGGCTACCTCGCCGTCGCCGCCACCCTGCCCACGGGCCTGATCCCCATCAAGTTCGCGGCCTGACCATGACGGACGAGACAAGCGAACTCGTGGCCCTGCTGCGCGACGAGGTGAACATGCCCGCCGGCGACAACGAACGCCTGACCGCGAAGATACGGACCGCGACCACCTACGTGGACGCCGCCATCGCCGGCCAGACATGCCCCGCCGACGTGCGCCGTGACTGCATCGTGTCGTGCGCCGCCGACCTCTACAACTCGCGTGACGCGCGGTTCGGCGTGATGAGCGTCGCCGATTCGACGCTCGAACCGTTCCGCGTGTCCACCGACCCGCTGCGCAGCGTGTACCCCAAACTCAACGCCGTGGGCGTCATGGCCGGCAGTCTGGCGGTGGCATGATGAGCAGCCTCGTCATCCAGGAACGCGACGCGCTCACCCGCCTGCTCGAAGACTGCCTGGGCGACCTCGTGCAGATCGTCACGGCAGACGAGCAGAAGGCCCGCCCCCTGCCGAACAAGGTGGCCGTCTTCATCGAACCGCCCGAACTCACCTACAAGAAATGGGGCAACGAGCCCGACATCACGTGGAGGCTCGACGTCATCGCCGGCACCATGGCCACCCAGGCCCCCGCGTTGGAACTCGTCATGCGGGCCATCGACCTCATGGCCGAACATGAGCTCAACATCCAGGCGGCACGGCCCGTGACCCTCAGCCTCTCCGGCGCGGGGGACCTCGCCGCCTACCAGCTCACACTCAACCCATTGGAAATCATCTGAAAGGAACCATCATGGCAAGCAAGGTGCGCACACTCGGCCCCGGCTCGTTCAACATCACCGACGAGAAGAACGGCCGCGACTTCAGCGCCGACCTGACCAAGGCGCAGCTCAACCCCAGCAATTCCAGCGACGACCCCACCACCTATCTGGACGGATCGCAGGAGGCCAACACGTCCACCACCTGGACGATGGAAGGCACCATCGGCGACGACTTCAGCGCCGATGGCCTGAGCGTGTGGTGCTTCGACCACGCCAACGAGACCCTGCCGTTCGAGTTCGTACCCAACAAGACCGGGGCCATCAAATGGACCGGCGACGTGACCGTGACCCCCGTGGCCGTCGGCGGCGACGTGAAATCGAAGAACACCAACGACTTCAGCTTCCCCGTCACGAACCTCAAGCACACCACCTACACGGCCCCGGCCAGCGCATGAACACCGGCAAGGCCCTTATGGTCGTCGGCCAGAAACGGTTCGTACAGACCATGCGCAAGGCCGGCGCCGACTTGGACGAACTCAAGGGCGTGAACCGCGAAGCGGCCGAAATCGCCCTCCCCGCCGTGCAGGCCCTCGCCCCCGTCGGCAAGACCGGCAGACTCTCGAAATCACTGCGCGCCGGCGCAACCAAAAAGGCCGGCGTGATCCGCGCGGGCCGCAAGGCCGTGCCCTACGCCGGCCCCGTCAACTACGGGTGGCCCGGCCACCACATCAAACCACGCCTGTACGTGAACAACGGCGTGGCACGAAGCGAAAACGCCTGGATGAAACCATACGAGGCGTTCGTGGAGAAAACCATGAAACAAGTCAAAGGAGCATAAGCCATGCTGAAGAAGACCGCGACCATCGGCTACCAGGACGGCCACGAGGACACCGTGATCCTCACCGCCCGCGCCCAATGCCAGGCCGAGGAACACGCCCAGACCAACGGGTGGGGGCCCGTGGAGAACTGCAAAATCCGGTTCGTCTACTACTTCGCCTACACCGCCGCACGCCAGCAGGGCAAGACCAAACTCCCCTACGAACAGTGGCTCGACAACATCATCGACGTGGTGGTCAACACGCCCGACGACACGGAGGACGCGCAGCTGGACCCTACGAACTAGCCGCGTGGCCAGACGATTCGCTCGGCCGACTCAGCTTCATCCTCGCCCGCCGCTTCGGCGGCACCCCGTGGCAATGGAGGAACGAGGCCAGCGAACTCGACTGGGGCACCGGCATACGCCTGCTGACAGAGGAAATGGAACGAGCCGAAAAGGAGGTGGACAATGGCGGGGCATAGCGCCATCATGTCCGTGCGCATCACGGGCAACGCGAACGACGCCGTGAAGGCGTTCGAGAAGGCGACCGGCAAGGCCGCCGCGTTCGGCAGCTTCATGGGCGGCGCGGCATTGAAGGGCGTGACCGCCCTGTGGGACACGCTCAGGAACTTCAGCGGCGCGGTCGTCGAGATGAGCGATTCGACCGACAAGTTCAAGAACACCATGAGCTTCGCCGGCCTCGACACCAGCGCCGTGGAGGCCGCCACCAAAGCCACCCGCAAATACGCGGACGACACCGTGTACGACCTCACCACGATCCAGAACACCACCGCCCAGCTCGCCGCCAACGGCATCGGCAACTACACCGAACTGACCGAAGCCGCCGGCAACCTCAACGCCGTGGCCGGCGGCAACTCCGACACGTTCAAATCGGTGGCGATGATGCTCACCCAGACCGCCGGAGCCGGAAAGCTGACGACGGAGAACTGGAACCAGCTGGCCGACGCCATCCCCGGCGCTTCGGGCAAGCTCCAGGAGGCCATGCTCGCCAACGGCGCGTACACCGGCAACTTCAGGGACGCGATGGCCAAAGGCGAAATCACCGCCGACGAGTTCAACCAGGCGCTGATCCAGCTCGGCATGAGCGACGCGGCCAAGGAGGCCGCCACCAGCACCAAGACCATCGAAGGCGCGATGGGCAACCTCGAAGCGTCCGTGGTCGGCGGCCTCACCGACGCCTTCGACCTCGTGAAACCCGCCGTGACCTCCGCCATGGGCGTCGCCGCCGAGAAGATCACGGCGTTCAGCGGCAAGGCCACAACCGGCCTGAAAGGCGTGATAACCCTCGTCAGGGACGGCAACTTCAGCGCAGAACTGCGCGAGGCGTTCAACATCGAGGAAGACAGCCCGATAACCGACTTCCTGCTCACCGTGCGCGACACCGCCGCCAACACGTTCGACACCGCGAAAACCGCCGTGACGGACTTCATGACCGCGTTCAACGACACAGGCCCGGTGCAGACCGCCAGCGACATCTTCGGATACGTGTGGGAGACCTGCAAAAGCCTCGCCGGAGCCGCCGGCGACGTGCTCGCCCAGTTCGCGCCGCTCACCGACTCGTTCGGCGGCGCGTCCGCCGCCGGCACCGCGCTGGGCGACGCCTTCAACGGCGCGGCCGGCATCGTGGGCGACGTGGCCGACAAACTCACCGCGTTCTCCGACTGGGTGAGCGCGAACGCGGAACCCATCAGCGCCGCCCTGGTCGGCATCGGCACCGGCTTCGCCGTGTTCAAAGTCGCAGGCGTCATCACCGCCGTATCCTCCGCATTGCAGGGGTTCAGCATCGCCAACACGGCCGCATCCGTGGCCCAATGGGCGCTCAACGCGGCCATGAACGCCAACCCCATCGTGCTGATCATCACGCTCATAGCCGCCCTGGTGGCCGGACTGGTCTACTTCTTCACCCAGACCGAAAGCGGCCGGCAGATATGGAGCAACTTCACCAGCTTCATCGGCGCGTGCGTGAACAACATCATCGGATTCTTCCAATCACTGCCCGGCAGGATAGGCGCGTTCTTCTCCAGCGCAGCCCAGTTCGCGCAGAACACGTGGAACAACGTGGTCAGCTGGTTCAGCGGACTGCCCGGCCGCATCCTGTCCGCCATCGGCAACGTGGGCAGCCTGCTGTACAACGCCGGAAAGAACATCATCGACGGTTTCCTCAACGGCCTGAAGGCCGCATGGGACAACGTGACCGGGTTCATCGGAGGCATCGCCGACTGGATCGCGGAACACAAAGGCCCCGCCGCATACGACAAGGCGCTGCTCATCAGAAACGGCCGCCTCATCATGCAGGGCCTCGCCAAAGGCCTCGGCCTCGGCTTCGACCAGGACGTGACCCGCGCCATCACCCGCGTCAACGGCCGCCTGTCCGCCATGTCATTCGACATGCCCGGCACCAACGGCACCGCAACCGCGCAACCCATGACCGTGAGCATCGTCATCAACGGCGTGCTGGACGGCGAGGACGCGGCCCGCAAACTCAAGAAGATCCTCCGCGACTACGACAGAAAGCGGGCATGATGCAGAAACCATTCATGTTCATCGACTGGGGAGACGGCTGGAAAAGCCTCAACGACCCCTTGCAGGACATCGCCGTGCTCGCCCAGTTCAGCGTGCAATGGGGCGTGGAGACCGCCGACGAGCAACCCGACCCCAGCGTGATGAGCTTCACCCTGCGCGACCTCAGGGGATGGCTCACCGGCCGCGCGCTCACCCTCGCCGGCGCACGCATCCTCGTGCAGATCAGCGAACAACCCACCTGGGCGATGCTCACGGACGCGATGGGCACATGGGCCGCGCAGCGAATGCCGTTGAACCGGCTGCACTCCGCATACGCGCCACCCATCCCCGGCAATCCCGACAGCACCGCCATAACTCTGTTCGACGGCATCGTCAGCAACGGGGGCACCGCGACCGCCCACAAAACCGGGTGGAAACTCAAGCTCACCGCGTCCAGCCGCCTGCTGCTCTGGAAACGCCTGGCCAAACAAGGCCCCACATCCACCGACGTGAGATGGGCCGGCCAACACTGGGTCACCACCACCATCGCCGCCCGGCTCGCGGAACTCAACACGCGCGCACGAGAAGTCAACGCGCCAGAAGCCGACGCGGCCGGACTGGAAACCACCGGCACCCCAGCATCCTACGACACGACCGACTACCCGACCCAACTCGACCTGCTGCACCGCCTCTACGCCCACCACCCCCACATGCCCCTGTGGTACGAGGTGCCGCACAAGGACGCGAGCGTGATCGAATACACGCCATTGAACCGGCCCGTGACCATGGGCGCGGCCACCGACGGCACCCTGACCATCACCGACCAGGGCACCGTCACACCCGCCATACCAGCCTCACTGGTGGAAACCGACGACGACTTCACCCTGACCGTCCCCGAACCCCTGACCCAGATCACACTCAAGGCGAAGAAGGCCACGGCCGACGACGACGGCGTGCTCTCGTTCGAGGACGACGAAACCCAAATGGGAGACCGTGGGCTTCTGCCCGAGAACCTGACGGCCACCCAGTCGAGCTTCACCCTGGAAAGCGACATCGCCACCCAGGATGACACAGGCGGCATCCTCGGGCGCGCCAACGGCACCATTTGGACGCCAAGCGAACAGAACCGCATCGCCGCCGCCCGTTGGCTCGAAACCATCGACCGCCGACTCACACCCGAAACCATCGTGTTCGACGGCCGCAAAATCGACCCCGCCGACCGTCCTGAACTATACAGAACCTCGCCGCCCGGCGTGTTCACCCTGCAAGGCGCACGAAGCGGCACACTGGCTGACGACACCAGCCGGCCGGCCACCGGCGGCGCATACACGGCCATCGGCGGCACCCTGACCTTCGAATGGGCCGACCAGACGCCGGTACTGCGCAACGAAGTCACCCTGTGGCCCATCCCGCTCGACACCGACCACCAAGCCACATGGGCCGACATGCAGGCATGGCCGCCCACATGGGCGCAAACCGCCATGAGCCTCGCCGAACTCGGACTGGTCAGCGCATACGACCAGCCCGCCATCATCGACCAACCAAACTGGGAAGGAGCCCAACCATGAAAACCACACCGATCTACGGAATCCCCTACCTCGACGGCAGCGACCTCGTAAGCGGCGCGCCCGAACAATTCTCCAAAATGGCCAACGGCGTGGAAACCGCGCTCACCGAGGTGGACAACCGCAACACCCCCGACGGCGTGAAACCCGCCATCGCCACCACCTTGGAAACATTGGCCGGCATCACCGGCGTGACCGGCCAGACCGGCTACGTCACCGCTGACGAAACTGAGTCGAACAACGGCCCGTATTTCTGGAATGGCACCGCTTGGCTGCCGTATGCGACCAGAGCGATGCTCGACGCGCTGCGTAACCAGTTAACACAGGGTTATGAGTCCGGCACGTTCAGCGGACAGACGAACGGCGACGCCGTGGCGGAAATCTCGTGGAAGTCCCACACGACCAAACCGGCGGGCATGGTCGTCACGAGACTGCGAATCGACAACCAATCCGACGATTCCACGGTGTACATAGTGCCTTACCTGTGGTCCCTGCGACCCGGTTCGGCATGGGTGCGGTTCCGCAACAACCTCATGAACACGTGGGCCACGACGTACGCGGTGAGTTTCTGCTGGTTCGCCTGGTGGGACTAGGCGAACGTCACGCCGGCCGGTATCGGCAGCGTTCGCGGCGTGTGCAGGCACCTGTCGTTGACCGCCATGCCGCCGATTACCGAAACGCTGCCGTCGGTGTTCCACTTCGCCTGTTTCGCGAAGTTGCTGCCGGGAATGGACCAGAGACAGCCGAGACTCACGGCCCTGGATGGCTTCGGCCCTGATGCGTAGTGGAAGACCGGGAAATCGGACGACAGCGACACGGTGCTTTTGAAGCCGCTCAGATGCACGTGCAGCAGGCGGTTGGCCCTGTCCACGACGATTTCCATTCCGCCGCCGTAGGAGTCCGACTGGAAACTGCCGGTGTTCTGCCAGGTGAATTTCGCGGACTCATAACCCTGTGAACCACACCCCCGATGAAGGGAGATCATGACCGAGAACGTAATCATCGCAATAGTCGGCGCTGTCGGCGTCGTCGCCGGCGCGTTCGCGCAGCAGCTCGTGACGGCGGCACGCGACCGTATGGAAGCGTACCGGCTCGCGCAGCAGATGCAGACCGACAACGCGCTGCTGTGGCAATGGAACCGACAGCTGGTTGACCACATCTACAAGGGATTGGGGCCACCGCCGCCCGAACCCCCTGAAAACCTTTTCGACCACGACGACTGACGGAAGGAGAGAAACATGGTCGGATACGCGAAGGCCGTGTGGCGCGGCAGCCCGAACCACTATCAAGGCCGCAACGGCTACAAGGTGACGCACATCACGCTGCACATCATGGTCGGCTCGCTCCAGGGCACGGATACCGTGTTCCAGCGATCCAGCTACCGGGCGTCCAGCACCTACGGCGTCGGCACAGACGGCACCGTCTACCAGTGGGTTGACGAGATCAATGGTGCCTGGTGCGACGCGAACATGGCCAGCGACTGCTCAGGCATCAGCATCGAGCACGCCGGCGGTATCGCCGGCATCGCGCCGACCGACGCCGAATATGAGGCGTCCGCGCAGCTCTGCGCGGATATCGCCCGCCGTTACGGGTGGACGAAGCTGTGGCACGACGAGACCGGCAACCGCACCGGCAATATCGTGCTGCACCGCGAGGTGCCCGGCACGGATCACGCCGGCTGCCCCGATAGGGCCGTGAACGGCCTGGACGTGGCCCGCGTCATCAACAGGGCGAATCAGATTCTGAACAACCAAGGAGGAACAGACATGAGTTGCGCGCTTATGATCCGCGACGACGACACCGGCGTGGTCTATTACTGGAGCCCGGAGACAGGCCGCATCGGTTTGGGGCATCCCGACCAGATGAAGGTGCTGGAGGACGCTGGCGTGAAGCTGATCCATTCCAGCAAGAAGGCCACGTGGGCCGCCCGCGCCGATCAGATCAGCGGTTACGTGCAGGCTAAGACCACCGCGTATGAGAAGGCCCAGACGGCCGCGCTGGAAGCTCTGGCGAAATCGGTGGGCGCGAACCCATCCGACATCACCAAGACCGTGAGCGAGGCCGTCAACGCGGCGCTGAAGAACCTCACGGTGACGCTCACGAACAAGGAGGCATGATGGATTACGGAGAGGAACAGGTGGAAGGCGGCGACCCGCGTACGCCAGGCGTCAGCGGTGCGACCATCGCCCGCGCCCTCGTGCTGCTGCTCGGCTTGATTAACGCATGCCTGGTCATGTTCGGCGTCGATACCATCCCCATCGCCGACGAGACGGTTAACCAGCTCGTCGCGCTCGTGTGGAACGTGGGCGCCGCGCTGTGGGCGTGGTGGAAGGACAACCCCATCACACCCAAGTCGCGCGCGCAGCACGCGGCCTAGCCGGCCAACGTCACCGCGTCCAGACCGACACGCAGCCGGCTATCCGGCATTGCCACGTAGATTTGCGTGGTCTCCACACTGCTATGCCCCAGCAGCTTCGAGACCAGCAGCAGATCGTGCGTGGTCTCGTACATGCGCGTGGCGTACCGGTGGCGCAGCGAGTGCGGCCCCCAACCGTCCGGCAGCAGCCGTGTGAGGTGGCGGGACACATACGATTTTTCGACGTGTCCCCGCCACCGGCCGGGGAACAGCCAACCGGGCGCGGCCGTTATCCGCTTCGCCAGGTCCTCGCTTATGGGCACTATGCGCTGTTTGTCGCCCTTGCCCCGCACTATCAGCGACGGGCCGGCGTCGCCTTCCAGCACGTCGCGCGAGTGGACGGCCGCGATTTCGGACAGCCTCAACCCGGCTTCTGCTCCGAGACGCAGCATGAGCCGTTCCACATCGTTCGCGGCGCACATGGCAGCGTATATGTACACGTCGGGGCACGGGCGGGGATGCGGCCGCGTCTTGCGCACCTTCGGCAGCGCGGCGGCCGGATCGTCCGCGCGCCGGCCCGTGGCATGCAGCCACCGGAAAAAACCGACGAGCGTGTTTCGGTAGCCCTTGCGCGTCTCCGCCTTCCATGATTGCGAGGCGGTCCAATGCACTAGATCCTCCGACGTCACGTC